TTGCATATAAGAAAGTTTATCCTTATGTTGCAGCTGCTATTGAGAATGAAGATACATATGTGACATACATAGATTACGATGGTGATGTACAAAGTGATGACATAGATACTGTACAGAGTAATGACATAATGGAAAAGCTAGAAGAAATATCAGGAGAACTTCAAGTATTAATTAACAAAGAAGACAAGACTTGGTTTAACTAATGCCCAGTCGTAAGAAGAAAATAGAACTTCTTGAAGAAGCATGGAAAGATTTACCTACTGCTATTCGTAATACTATTATAAATATTTATGGTGGCCTTAATAATTTAGAAGAATCAGAACTTAATAAATTCTACGATACGGTTGTTAATGATAACAATAGGTCTTGGAAACGATGGACCAAAGAACAAGAAGCATCTAAAAGTGAATACAAGTCTGCTACAGGTGAAGTGGGTAATTCATTAGAAAGAGCTGCTGAATCACTTGGTTTAAATCTTGATGATTTAACTACAAGAGAAGAAAAAGAATTACTACCTGCTGATAAAGATACAGGTAAAGCTAGTCCTGAAATGAAAAAAAGAACTTCTCCTACTAGTGAACTTCCTGAAAGTGTATTGAAGTATGTTAACAATTATAAAAAACAATACATAGATTCTCAAAAAGAAATGTTAGATAGTCCTTGGTCTAAAGTAGGACAACTGTTTAGTGAAAAGAAAATGGCTTCTAAAGAAAATTATTTATATGGAGGTCTTCCTCATTTTAAAGCAAGAGATAAAGATAGAATGGCAGCAGCTGCTAATGTTTCTATTGCAAACTTAGAAATGGATTTACAAGATGACATACTTGAATTAGAACAGCTTCAAAGAAAAAAACAACTTGCTAATAAGTTTGGTGGTTCTACTAAATACAATAAAGACATGGTAGAATCTACTATTGAATTAGGTCAGAGAATTAAAACATTACAAACTGGTCTAGCTGATATGTATTTTGAAGCAAACATAGAGATATTAAAAAATGATGTATTTACTGAGATTGATGGTGAATATTATTTAAATGATAGCGGTAGAACAATTCTAATACCTGAAGAAACTATTCAAGAACTAGCTAAAAGACAAGACAATATAATTAGTAACATTTCTTTATTAAAAAATAATATTGTATCAGGTACTCCTAAGAGAGCTAAAGAATTTAATAGTGTTGATGATATATTAGGTATGGAATTAAATGAGAGTGATAAATTACTAGCTGATTTTAATAGAAGAATAAAACATTCTGGATTTATACATGACCCTAACAATGCTACTTTAGATGAAATTGAAATGGCTAAGCATCATTGGAAGATGGCTGGTGAAATGGCAGGTAGTGGTAAAGCAGTAGTAACTACAGAAGTAGCTTCTAATACTTTAATAGATATGGGAGACATGGGAGTAATTGAAATACAAAGAGACCCTAAATTTGAACAAGGAGGTAGAGCTACTGAGATTGGAGTAGTAGCAGATATTGGAGATAGACCAAACTTAGAGGAGGAAATGATACTTAGAGATATAAGAAATCAACATCCTGTTTTTAATTTTTCTGGGTCTGCCAGAATTCAAATGGAAGAATTTGGATGGTTTGCAGTTGATACAGATGGAAATGTTACACCAGTAAACAGTGCTAAAACTGCAACTAACATTGGAGAAGCTTTAGAAAACTTGCAGAAAAATCCTAAAGGTGCAGAGATAGTTAAATTTTTAGGACTTGAAAAATATACAAATAAAGAATGGCTTGAAAAAAATCAAAAGAAAACTGGTTTCTCTGCAGATGATTTAATGAACAAAAGAATTAGGTCAGGCATACCTTTAGGTACAACTGATGAACATATATTTGGTAAGCCATTAAAACAAGGTCCTCTTGTTAATAGCTTTATGCATGCAGTTTTAGATGATATGAGTATCATTCATAATCCAGAAGTATTTAAATGGGATGATGGAAGTATAGCATTAAGAGATGTAAGTAAGTTACCTAAAGGAACATTACAACAAGTAGGTACTGATTACTTTAAAACATATGAAACATTGTTAGCATCTGGTATGAAGTTACCAGTGAAAGAACTAGTTAATCCTACAGGAGGTAAACATAGTCTTATCCCTTCTGTTAGTGAAACAATATTTAATAAATATTTAGTGCAAATTGATTTCTTAAATAAAAAAGATTTCAAAGGTATGGCTGACGAAGCAAAGATAGGCGAAGTAATACAAGATTTATATAGAAATATATTTGAACAAACTGACATTCCATTTGTAACAAGTAAAGGTTACTTTGCTAATTTAGGTATTCAAACTAAAGAGGTTGTAGATGTACTCCAAAAAGATTTAAATCAAATAGTAAAAGAAGTAGAGAATCTAGAATCTGGTAAAATATTTGGAGACGATTTAACAATTAGTATGAATTGGCAAAAACATCTTGATGAAGCTAGAAAAAACAAAATGATGTCCCGAACTGGATTAAATTTAGGAACTCAAGAAGCTAAAAGAAAATTAAGATACGACCCTGAAACTGGATACGAATATTATGAAGGAGGCAAGTTAATTAAAACTCAAACTATGGATGATTACTTGCAAAGAGCTAAAGAAATAGTTCCTGAATTAGATGCTGATAAGTCTATAAAATCATCCCATAATTTAGATATACTTATTAAAAAAGGTTATCTGTTTAAAGAATTACCTAAATCTCCTGGAGAATTTTTACAAAGAATGGATATAGTACTTAAGGAATCAAGAGTTCCAACTGATGTATTGGAAGATAAAATATCTGTAGAAACAAAAATTGAAGGTTATGGAAAACGAATGATGTTTAATCAATATAAAACATATGTAAGTGAGTTAAAGAAGAGTCCAGATTTTATGAAAAATATAACTGAGTTTCCTAATTTATCACAACAATTAGTACCATCACCTTCAACAATAACAACTGCAGACTTACCTGGAGATATGGGAATGCATATACTTCAATCAAAAGAAATACAACATGGCCTACCTACTGGTGCTTTGTCTAGTGGAGATATAGAAACTGGTATTAGAACTGCAGCTTCATTAGAGTTCTTGAAAGATTTACAATCTACTGCTACAATATCAACAAGTGATATAACTAAGCAAGCTATACAAGGCGACTTTTATGACCAACTTAAAGACGCTCTAAAGTTGCTAGTTAAAAAAGGATAGTGTATAATGTTTAATAAGTTAAAAAGAAAAAGAAATTCTGATGGTACATTCAAAAAGGATGTAGCGTGGACACCTTGGAATGAAGCATGGAGTTATAAAATGAGTGAAGAACTTAAAGATATGATAGAGCGTACAGCTTGGACCTTCATTGAAGCGTTCATAGGTGCATTAACAGTCGCTCCATTAGTTGGTGTTGATGCTGAAGTAGTTCAGTTAGCTGCACTTGCTGGTGGTGGTGCCGCATTAACAGTAATTAAAACTTACGCTAAGAAACAGATAAGTAAATAATGTCTGTTTCTGATGAATTAGCAAAATACTATAAAAAAGGTGGAGGTAGCTACAGAGGTGGTTGGGGTGAAATAAATCGTGGTGTAAGGGCTACAGTTTCAACAAATATGCCTGGTAGTATACAAAACTTTGCCAAAATTGGTGATGATATGTATATACACGCTGATGATGTAGGTAAAATAGTCAAAGGTGCACATGGTTCAGGTATGGCTTCAGGTCAAATAAGTGGAGCATGGAGAGGAGCACAATATGCTAAAACACAAGCTGCTGATGCTGCTGCTTCTGTTGCTAGTGGTGCTTGGAAAGCTGGTGCTAGACATGGTGCTAGAGCTATGTTTGGTCCTGCTGCAGGTGTCGCTTTAGTTGGAGAATATCTTGTAGGCAAAGGTTACAAAAGAGCTAAATCTAATCCTAATTTCCATAGAGGAAAAGCAGGACAATCTTATATAGACTTAAGTACTAAAACACCTGGCAAGTATGGTGTAGATTATTAATGTCTGCCCAAGAACCTAAACACGACTGGACTACACACGGTATGACAGAGCGTGAGATGAAATCACGCATTAAATCACACGGTGAAATGGCTGCAAAAAATTTTGAGAAGTGGGAGAAAAATCAACTACCATCAGATTTTTTAAGTCCAGAGTTCAGAACATGGGTAAAGAATAATCCTAATTCTCCTTGGGTAACAGGTGGTGGTATGAATAGATTAGTAGACCAACAATTTACAGCACTTGGTCATAAAAGAGCAGGACATAAATATGCTAATACTGCTCACAAGTTAGGTAAAGCTTTAGAAAAAAGTCGATTAAGTAAATTACAAAAAAGTATAAGCAAATTAACAAGTGGTTACTAATGCCAATAACTAAAAAAGGTAAAAAGAAATCATACGGTAAAAAGAAAGGTGGCGGTAAACGCTACTAGATACCTCTAACAGCCCGATAGAGCTATTTTAAGAGATACTTTGGCCGTCTCCTATAACCTATGGGGATTATATAACTTATAAAAAAGGGTTAATTCTTCTCCTGTCACAATTAACACTAGGGTTTTTAATAGGTAGCCATTTTTTGTTTCAATTAATTCACAGTTTGGCCATTCGGAATGGTTTATAAATCCACCTAATGGTGTTCTTATAAGTCCATGTTTGAAAGCATTATTATCAGTCTTATAATGTGTAATGCCTAGTAACTTTCCTTTACGGATTGGTCTTGTTGAAAATAACCCAAGGCCCTCTACTTTAGAAGGCCTTATGGTTAAGTGTTTAGGTAATGGCTTATAGCTCATCAGGATATTTCCATGTCTGTTCAGGAACAAAGTATTCACTACTTGGCAAATTCCAATGTTCCATAATGTCATGTTGTGTGATATCATTACCTACATGTATACTGTCTGCTATATATTTAAACATTAACTTAGTAGGTTTACCTTTAGTAAATCCTTTAGTAAATTTACCGTCTACTAAATTCTTTAATCGTTGTAAGTAGTGAAGTGTTTGTTGTGTAACTTCACCACCTCTTTTCTTTCTTAACTTTCTAGTCATTAAATTGTTAGATACAACACTTTCATTGTAATCAAAAGTATATCTATCATTAGCTAATGTTTTAATAGAAGAAAGTTTATGACTAAATTCTAATTGTAAAGATAAACTGTCTTTAAATAATTTATATCTAACATAAACTGGATTATTATCTTTAGTTAATCCTAAAAATCTTTTTCCTCCATACCAAGATATATTATTTAATTTTTCTTTAATATCTTTAACTTTAACTTTATTTTTATCTATTTTATTATTAGCTTTTCTTTCTGTTAAAGTATAGAATCTAGTATTGATAGCTGTCACTCTTCTTCCTCCTCTGTTTCCTTATTAGGAAGAGTCTCAGATAACATTGTAAAATTATAGTTATAATCAATAACAAATTTATTTATTAATTCGTCTACTTTCATTGTATTAGGTAGCGTATTTGTTTTGTTATCTCCTAAGTATCCTATTAATGTCACTGCCCAATGTCTTAAGTCCATTGGTGTATTAAAGATATTACCGTCAACTTTCTTTGAGTTGATTTCTTTTTGTATATCTTTTCTGCTTGGCTTAGCCATAGTCATCTACCTTTCCCCAGCAGCTCTTACTACTATTCCAATGATGCCAACCATCATTGTAAACTAACCATGAAGCGACTGCTGTTGATACTTCAGGGTTATATCTATTACTTGTTAACTTTAATTTGGTAGTTAACCACTCCCATGTATTATCATTGAATTGCCATAGCCCAATGTCTCTTGTTCCATTAGTATTGTCATTTACTATGTAGTCTCTACCTGAAGATTCACAATATATTATTGTCAATGCTTTAGGTATATCAATTGACTTAAAGTATTTAGCAACTAATGGTTGCCATTCTTGAACATGTTCTATTTTCTTTTCAATGTCTCTACATTGGATATACTCAGCTACGCTGTCCAGGCTCACAGGCAAAGATAATGCACAACTGAGTAATATTCCAACCACTTCTAGGCCATCGCTTTTCTTAACTTATTAAGTAAGCGTTGTCCTTTCTTTTTCATAGTTGTACTATCTGCAGGTGTACTAACTAAGTAGTAAAGGAAATGTCCTCTCTGCTTAGCTGGTCTTCCTCTCTC